ATAATCAAAAAGATTGTTTATTACAAGTATGGATTGATTTTTATAGAAATAATACTGTTGATTACGTAAGAAATTGTGTATCGTTAGGTATTGATGGGATAATTGTTCAAAAAGATTATAATGATACTAAACATATAATAATTTATAATCCTTCAATAATTAATATTAGATAATGTTGTTTTTGTAATTTATTATTAGTATATTTGCATATTAAATATATAATATTAATTATAATAAATGAAAACTAATAGTTTAAATATAAAAATAACTCACCCCTCTCAGATATTGATTATCATGAGAGGGGTGCCGTAACCTGGTTCTGGTAAAAGTACCAAGGCTAAACAACTTGCTAGTTCTACAGGTGTAATTCATTCAACTGATGATGTTATTGAAGCACAAGGTGATTATAATAAATTCTTCAAAGATATGATTGATGCTAAAGATTTCACTCCATTATCTAGAGCACATTCAACCAATCTTAAAAATCTTTTTAAATCATTGAAAGATGGTATATCTCCAGTAATATTAGATAATACCAACATCAAACAAAATGAAGCTAAAGCGGCTGTTAAGGCTGCATTGGAAATGGGTTTAGATGATAAGAATATCAAGTTTGAAGATATTGGTACAGGTGGTTTATCTGCACAAGAATTAGCGAATAGAAATACACATGGTGTTCCTTTGGATAAGATTGAATCAATGATAGCTAGTCATGCTGGTCAAGGTCCATTAAGTGTTAAAAGTGTAATGTCGGCCAAAGATATGTATCCACAAAGTGATGTGTTATATTCAGCTGTTGTATTGGAAAAAGCATCACAAAATTTATTATTTAATAACTTAGAACATATGATACCTGAAGGTTGGATTAAATATTGTCATCATATGACAATAAACATGGGTCCATTGAAAGATAAGAGTCTTTTGGGTAGTAAGCAATACTTGGTTGTAAATAAAGTTGGTATTAGTGATATGGCGATGGCTGTTGCTGTTGAAAGTGATATTGAAACCAAAAATGAAATACCACACGTAACAGTTGCTATCAATCCAAATGGTGGTAAACCAGTGATGAGTAATAAAATAACAAATTGGCAAGATGTAAGAATGTTTATTCTATTGGGTCAAGTTACTGAAATATTAAAGGGGTCTTAAAGACCTATTTTTCATTTTAGGTTATTTATTAATTTTTAAATAAAATGTGTTGATTATTAAATTAATAAATTGTATTTTTGTAAAAAATTAAATATATGAAAAACGAAGATAGACGTTTAGACCTTAGTGCTAAATTTGTTGAAATGGGTCAAAGCCTTATGTTAGAAGGTAAAAATTCTAAAGATTTAATGGTATCACAAGCTGGTGGTATGATGGTTATGTTAGGTAGTTTGATGTACGATAAAAATGATATGAATTTCTTTAGTCAAATATCTTCTATGTTTTCAGCAAAGAAAATTGTTGAAAATATGGAACGAAATAATAATGATTTCACAAATTATCTAAAAGATAAAAGTAAAACTGAATCTTATGATGATTTCATCAAAAGAATAAATGATTTAAGAAGAAAAAACGGACACGAACCATTAGAAGAATAAAATTATGTTAACAATACAAAAATACATAGTAAAACACGGTTTAAAAAAAACGATTTTAGATTTCCAATTGAAAATTAGAGAGTACGAACACAAAATTATTTTAAAATATGACCAGCTTGTATCACCAACACTTATGGCATTTTCTGAGATGCAAGATTGTCGTGGAATCATCCTTGAAAAAGGTACGTGGAAAGTAATGTCATTAGCTTTCAAAAAATTCTTTAACTCAGCAGAGGGTAATGCTGCTAAGATTGATTGGGATACAGCTAGTGTATTAGAGAAACTAGATGGTACTATGATACAAGTATATTGGGATTGGAATCAAAACATATGGTTTGCTGGTACTACTGGTACGGCAGAGGGTGAAGGTGAGGTAAATAACAAGATGGGGACTACTTTTAACGACCTATTCTGGGACACTGTGAATAATAAATACAATTTCAATGATTGTTTATTGGATAAAAATCACATATATGTATTCGAGTTAACTACACCGTATAATATTGTAGTTAAACCACATGGTGAATCATCAGCTACAATCCTTACAATTAGAAACAGAGAAACTCTAAAAGAATTATCTGGAAAAGACTTGGAAATGGCAGCTATATCATTGGGGTTACCATTGGTTAAAAAGTTTGACCTTAATGTTAAAGATGTGGGTACTTTGTTACGTACATTTGAAGATATGCCCTGGTCAGAAGAAGGATATGTTGTTGTGGATGCTAATTTTAATCGTGTTAAGATTAAAAACCCAGCTTACTTGGCTGTTCATCATTTGAAAGGTAAAACTGCTGAACACAATATACTTACGATAGTTAAAACCAATGAGATTGAAGAATTTGCTTCAACTTTCCCAGAAAGAAAAGAGGAACTTTATAAATTGAAAAAAAACTATGATAATTTAACTGAAACGTTAAATGTTACCTGGGAGGTTTTGAAATTGGATAAACCTAAAGATATAACTCCAAGTGAAAAAAAGAGATATGCTATGAAAGTTTTTGAAGTATGTAATACTACTGAATTAAAACCATTCACTGGATTATATTTTGGATTGGCAGATGGTAAAATCACATCGGTTGAGGAATTTATGTTTAAATACGATGATAAATTATTATATAAAATGCTTTAATTATGACAAACGAAATAAAAATACCGTCAAACCATAAACTAAATGAACGTTTATTAATAGAATATGTACATTCTGGTGAATGGACAATTATTGATGGTAAAATATGGTGTAACAAAAAAAGATTAGGTCGTAAAAAAGGTGGTGTTATATTTTATGATGTTGAACCATACAGAATAGAAAGATTAACCAAGGAAGGGTATTTAAGTATTAGAGGTTCCATTAATGGTAAACGTTATAGTGGTTTTGCTCATAGATTAATTTGGCAATATTATAATGGTGATATCATCAATGGTTTAACGATAAATCATAAAGATGGTAATAAGACTAATAATGTTTTAGAAAATTTAGAATTAGCAACTTATTTAGAACAATCTAAACATTCTAGAGAAGTTTTAGGTAATATCATAGACCAATATGGTGAAAAAAACCCTTCATTTAAATTAAAAGATTCGGAGGTTATTTCAATTAGAGAAATGTATATGACTAAAAAATATACTCAAGCTCAAATTGGTGAATTGTTTGGTGTTGCTCACCAAACAATTTCTATAATAGTAAATGGTGATAGAAGAGATAAAGATAATGAAATAGAAAAAAAAGATAATAGAAATTGCCTTAAAAGTATTAGGGGTTTAGATGGTAGGTTTTTAAAAAAATAAAATTATGACTAAAGAAGAAATGGATGAATTTCTAGTTTCCATAGGTGGATTAGAAAGAACATATAGAGAAGACAAAGGACCAATCCTTGATGCACACTATTTTACAGTGTATGAGGGTTGGTATCCTATTATCAAAGACCTAATCAATGAATTGATTGCTTTGGGTTGGGATAAACGAATTGCTCAGGTTAAAGAAAAATTTGGTGGGCTTAGATTCTATATTGAAACATATTCCGAGGGATATCAAGAAGTTATTTCTAAATATGAAAGACTATCATATAAAACATGTGAGAAATGTGGTAATGATGGTACTAATAGAAAAATTAAAAATTGGTTCTGCACACTATGTGATGAACACGCAAAAGAAAAAGAAGAAAATTAATTTGGTAGTTTAAAAATAAGTATTATATTTGCACTCTAAAACAATAACATTATGAAAATTAAAGAGATTTTTGACGAAATTGCTGCAGAAGGTGGTACAAATGCTAAGGTTGCAATCCTTACAAAATACACTGACAATGAATTATTGAAACGTGTTTTATATTTAGCCAATTCTAAAAGAATTAAGTTCTATATTAAACAACTACCAGAATATCCAACACCACGTGGTGAAATGGGTTTAGATTCAGCATTAGAAGCTTTAACTGATTTGTATACTAGAAAAGTTACTGGACATTCAGCTATTGGTTATTTAGTACATTTATTGTCATCATGTACCTCAGAAGATGCTTATATCTTAGAGCGTATTGTTGATAAAGATTGTAAAATAGGTTTAGGTACCACTTATATTAATAAAGTATTCAAGGGTCTTATTGAAGATACTCCTTATATGGGTGCTGTATCTTTTGATGAGAAGAAAGCTCGTAAGGTATTTGAGAAGGGTGGTAAGGGTATTTCACAAATCAAAATGGATGGCCGTTATTGCAATGCTGTTATTCGCAATGGTGAGGTTGAATTGGAATCACGTCAAGGTGAACCAACAATTCTTACTGGTGCTAAATTCTTGGAAGAATTAAGTTCTTTTGAAGATTGCGTTCTTAATGGTGAATTGACTATGGATGGTGTATCTCGTTATGAGTCTAATGGTATTATTGCATCACTTATTGACATTTGTTCTAAATCTAGTTCTAGAACAGATAAAGAAAATGAGAAGAAACTTACAAACTTTGAAGATAAGCATGGTAGTTTTTTTGGTGCTTTAGACAGAATTAGATATACTGTATGGGATAGACTTACTGTTGATGAATACTTCGATAAATCTTCTAAACTTAAATATGCTGAACGTTTAGCTTATTTGGAAAGACTGATTGAAAATACTAAACCATCTAATGTTAAAATAATTGAAAGTGCTATTGTTCATAACTATGCACAAGCAATGACTCATTTTCAAGAGGTATTGGCTGAAGGTGAAGAAGGAACAATTCTTAAAGCATGGGATGGTGAGTGGAAAGATGGTAAACCAACATGGCAAATCAAAATGAAACTTGAAATGGATGTTGATTTGAGAATTACTGGATTCAACTATGGTGGTAAAGGTACCAAGAATGAATTTCTTATTTCTAGTTTCAATGCTGAATCTTCTGATGGATTGGTAAAAACAAAACCACAAGGTCTTAAAGAAGATATGATGAAATATGTAACTGAAAACCAAGATAAATTATTGGGTACAATACTACAATGCAAATCATGTGGTTTATCTAGTGATTCTAATGGGAATTATTCAATGTTGCACCCAGCATTTGTAATGTTGCGTGATGATAAAGATACATGTGATAGTTTAGAATCTATCAAAGAAATTGAAAACATGGTGAAAACCTTAACAACTGTATAATATGGAAACATTATTCACAATAATAGGAATTTTAATTTGTATATTATTATCATTCGTGATAGTTTTATATTTAGCGTTTGCTTATCAAATCTATAATGTTAAAAAAATAGATAATAAAAACAATAAACTTAATTATTTCAAACTTATTAATAAAAAAAAATAACAAAAATGAAAAAACATATAAAGTTTCCAAGTATTGAACAGTTTAGAACTGTCGTGACGAATATTAACAGACATTACAATTTTGTTGGTTTAGATGAAAATGGTGATGCGATTTATGACCAAACCCTTGCTAAACCAGTACTTACATTTAAAGGTACTGTGAAGTTACATGGAACCAATGCTGCCGTATCTTATAATAAAGATAGTGGTTGGTGGGCACAATCTCGTGAGAATATCATTACACCAGAACATGATAATGCAGGATTTGCGTTTTTTGCACAATCTAACTTAGGTTCTTTCATGGCATTTATGAATATTGTACATCTAAACGAAAAATTAGACACTAGTAAAAACACTGTAACCATTTATGGCGAGTGGTGTGGTGGTAATATTCAAAAAGGTGTGGGTATTACAAATTTACCTAAATCTTTCTTTATCTTTGGTGTTAAGGTTACACCTCATACTGAAACAGAAGAAGAATTGAAAGCCAACCCAGCATATTGGGTTGATTACTCATATTTGAAACACCCAGAACGAAGAATATACAATATTGATGATTACCCAACATATTCTATTGATATTGATTTTAACATGCCTGCTTTGGTTCAAAATCAATTATCTGAACTTACTATCGCTGTAGAAGAAGAATGTCCTGTAGCGAAGGCTTTTGGGTTCAGTGGAATAGGTGAAGGTATAGTTTGGTCTTGTGAGGTAAAAGGTGTTACACATAGATTCAAATGTAAAGGAGAACTCCATGCTGGTAAATCTAAAGTTAAAACACTTAACAAAGTTGATGATGATAAAATTAGATTAGTTATGGAAATTGCTGAGAAAGTTACACCAACTTGGAGACTTTCTCAAATGTTAGAACAAGCATGTGATTTTATGAATGGTGGTACACTTGATAGAAGTAAATTAGGTGATTATATTAGATTGGTAGTAAATGATGTTATCAAAGAAGAGATGGATATATTAAATGAAGCTGGTTTAGAACCAAAAGATGTTAAT